GTTGCAAATGGTCGAATTGAGATTGGTCTTTACGGATATGTTGCAGTAGTCAATCGTTACCCAACAGCATTCCGCAAACTAGACATAGCTTAATTTAACTGAGTGCCTAGGGTTGCTCCCGATCCTAGGCATCCACTTAAGGGAGAATAAAAGGAGATGACATGCCAAGCATTATCACAGCTAGTGAGTTGAGAGCAATAATTGGCGTGTCATCATCCTTGTATAATGACGCATATTTGGAAGGCATAATAGATTCGGCTGAGGGCGTGATCCTTCCAATGTTAGTTACATTCAAAAGCCCAGTTGCAAAAACTTCTTTGACAGATAATGTCGCCACTTTTACTACACTAGGAATCCATGAATTCACCGAAGGACAATCAGTCGTCATCGCAGGATGCGGAAGCCCATACAATGGCACGCGAACAGTCTTGGCAGACAATCTTGGACAATATACCTTTTCAGCATCGATCACTAATGCCGATTTACTCGAAGCTAATGTCATCCCATCCGGAACTGCTACCTTATCTGGCGCATCAACTTATGTTGGAAACCAACCTGTTCGATCAGCAATCTTTGCCGTTTCAGTCGAAATTTTCCAATCAAGAATCGCAGCCGGCGGACAAATCGAAGGAGTAGATTTTACTGCAACTCCGTTTCGCATGGGCAGATCGCTTTTCAATAGGTGCGTAGGGTTATTAGGCCCATACATTGATGTTGAAAGCATGGCTCAATAAATGCCAGCATCAACAATACTTTCCTCAGTTCGCCAACCTTTAGCAACCGCTTTAGCTAGCGTGGCAGGAAATGTTTACAGTTTTGTTCCGGAGTCCGTTTATCCACCAGCTGTGGTTTGCGTTCCGGATTCACCATATCTTGAAATTGAAACAATTGGTAAATCACAAGTGCGCTGTAAAGTCAATATGACAATCACAGCCATCGTTGCATATAACAGCAACCCAGCATCGCTCGACAACATTGAGCAGCTAATCATGAGCATTCTGGCAGTCATTCCTTCGGGATATATTGTCGGATCGGTTGAAAGACCAACAGTTACACAAGTCGGAGCATCAACAATGTTGATTTCTGATATAAATGTTTCAACCTATTACACACAAACAACCTAAAGGAGCGAAATGGCTACCACAGTAATTACTGGTCGGGATGTTACCTTCACCATCGGTGGTAACACTTTCGACGCACAAGCAACAAGCGCAACTCTGACTGGAGAAGTAAATCGAGTTACTTACGAAACACTTGATGGAAAGTCCTACAAAGTTATTGACAACAATTTCACGCTAGCCGTTGAAATGCTAGCTGACTGGGGCGCAGCAGGATCTCTTTGTGAGATTCTATGGGGCGTTGCAGAATCAGCACCAAACACCGGAATCAGCACAGTATTCACAGCTGCATCAGGCGCAACATTTACATTCCAAGTGCTACCATCATGGCCATCAGCAGGTGGAACAGCACCAGATGCACAAACAGTTTCATTGACATTCCAAGTAATTGGCGTGCCAGCGGAATCATTTAGCTAAAAAATAGAATCGGGAGCAAAAAATGAAACTACCAATCACAATTGAATACAGCTCAGGCGAGCAAGCCACTTATGTAGCCCAACCGCCTGAGTGGGCAAAATGGGAACAAAAGACAGGAAACACCATTGCACAAGCACAAGAGAAAATGGGTATTTCTGATCTTATGTTTCTTGCTTACCATGCACACAAGCGCGAAGCGGCTGGAAAACCAGTCAAAGCCTATGATGTATGGATGGAAACAGTTACCGATGTAATTGTCGGTGATGCAGACCCAAAAGCCACCCAGCAGGAAGCCTAAGTCGATTATTGGTTGAGTTGGCATTAGCCACACAAATACCAATGAGTGAGTGGGTAAGTGCCGAGGACATATTAACAGCGATCGAAGTATTGGAGAAAAGGAATGGCAAGTGAGGCAGTCAGCGCATATTCCCAAAAAGAGTTGCGCCAACTTGCTAAAGCATTTTCTCTCATGGGTGATGATGCCATTTCTAAAGCTAAGACTGTCAGTTATGATTTGGCTAACTATGCGAAAAGTGAAATTACTAAAGCAGGTTATCAACGAGAAAAATCTGCTAAGGCAGTCAGAAAAGTTGTCGATGGTGCGTCTGTTTCAAAGTCATCAAAGACTGGTCGTTTGTCTTATGGATTCGCAGGTCAGCGTTTTAGTGGTGGGGCAACTACCCAAGTTTTATGGCGGGGATTGGAATTTGGCTCAAAGAATTACAAACAATTTCCAACTTGGTCAGGGCGTTATGGTAGAGGATCAAGAGGTTGGTTCATATATCCAACCCTTCGCGAAGTTCAGCCTGAATTAACTCAAAGATGGACTAATGAAATGAATAATGTGGTAAAGGTGTGGGATAACTAATGGCACAAGATTGGCGCACCCTTAAGCTCGAAATTTTAGCTGAAACAAAGCAATTTGTTGATGGCATGAATAAGAGCGAAAAACAGGTTCAAACATTTGGCGATAAGTTAGGCGACTTCAGCAAAAAGGCAGGATTGGCATTTGCTGCTGCTGCGGCCGCTGCTGGTGCGTATGCCACCAAATTAGCCGTTGATGGTGTCAAAGCGGCGATTGAGGATGAAGCTGCACAGTTAAGATTGGCCAGTGCCTTAAAGACTGCCACAGGGGCAACTGATGCCCAAATAAAGGCAACTGAGGATTACATATCAGCAACTTCATTAGCCGTTGGTGTTTCAGATGATGATCTAAGACCAGCATTGCAGCGTTTAAGCGTTGCCACAGGCGATGTTAAAAAATCACAGGATTTATTAAATCTTGCCATTGATATTTCAAAAGGAACAGGTAAAGATCTTGCCAGCGTAACCGAAGCATTGAGCCGAGCCTATGGCGGACAAGATACAGCTTTAGTTAAATTGGGAATTGGTTTAACCAAGGCCGAAGCTAAACAATTAGATTTTAGAGGCGAAACAGAAAAACTAAGCGATCTTTATGGTGGGGCAGCTTCAAGAAATGCTGAAACATTTCAGGGTCGAATTGATCGTTTAAGAATTGGATTCCAAGAGGCTAAAGAAGCTGTGGGCGTTGCTTTGCTTCCAATTATTGAAAAACTTATTGGTTACATATTCACTTATGGAGCACCGATAGTTGAAAAGTTTCAAGAAGGCTGGGAAAAGGTTCAGGCAGCAATTGACCGCAACAAAGAGAATTTTCAAGAATTTATTGACATATTACAAAACTATGTGTTGCCAATTATTGGCACAGTATTTAGCAAATTCTTTGATTTAGCGTCATCAGTTACAGCTAAAATTATTGATGTATTTGGAAGCATAGTTGGTGCAATTACTCCAATAGTCAATTTCATTATTGACGCAATCAACACCACTATCCGTGCCTATAATTTTGTTACAAAATCCAATGTTGGATTATTAAATAAAATTGGCACAGGCGGTGGCGGCGGTGGAGGTAGTTTTTCAGAAAATAGTGGTGGCGGTATTTCAGCTGGCGGCGGCGGATTTGGCGGATTTGGCGGTGGTGCCGTAGGCGGCGGCGGTGGTGGATTTGGCGGTGTTGGTGGTGCCGGTGCTGGCGGTGGTGGATCAGCTGCTGAAGGTGCCATTATTGGTAGCGTTCAAAAGTTAAACAGCGAATTAGACAAGATCATTACAGGCTTCGAAGAATTAGATTTTGCTATTGAAACAAACCAATTGACCAACAAGCAAGCCACAAAACAATTCAACAAATTATTGGATCAATTTGCGGCATTGGAAAAAGTAGCCAATCAAATTACTTCACCAGCTGCTGTAATAGGAAATGTTGGATATACAGTTCCGGGCAGCTACACTTCAATGACTGGTCGAGATGCTCCAATCAATATAACAGTTAATGGTGCAATTGATAGTGAAAGCACAGCACGCCAAATTGTAGATTTAGTTCAACAATCACAAGCTAGGGGTGGGGGAGCAATTCTCCTTCCATATCAATGACAGTTTTCACACCATCGTGGAAATTGACAGTCAATGGTGTTGATTACACAGATGTAACAATTGCCAATCTAAGTCATAATGCTGGCCGTAAAGACATTTACAGTCAGCCAACTGCATCTTATATGCAATGCTCAATTTTAGCGTTAAATGGTGAAACATATAATTTTGATGTTAATGATGGTATTTCGTTGCAAATCAAAGATTCGACCAATACTTATGTAAGCCTGTTTGGTGGAAATATTACTGACCTAATTGTTGAAGTCGGAAATACTGGAGCAGCTGGTCAAGAGATCCGATACACCATAATTGCGCTTGGTGCATTATCCCGATTAACTAAAGAAGTTTACAATGATACATTGAGCCAAGATTTTGATGGAGATCAAATTTTTGCTTTGTTAGCATCGGCTTTAACTAACTCATGGAATGAAGTGCCAGCAGGTGAAACTTGGTCAGCTTATGATGCAACAACAACATGGGCAAATGCTGAAAATGTAGGACTTGGAGAAATCGATCAACCTGGGCTTTATGAAATGGAAAATCGTGCAAGTAATCCAGATACGATTTACAACATTGCCAGTCAAATAGCAAATTCAGCTTTTGGTTATTTATATGAGGATAACGAAGGGAACATTGGCTATGCTGATGCCGATCATCGCCAAACTTATTTAGCTGCCAATGGATACACAGATTTGACTGCCAATCATGCTTTAGGCAAAGGTTTGAAAACTGCTACCAAATCCGGTGATATTCGCAACGATATATATATTAATTATGGAAACAATTTTGGATCTCAAAAGACAGCAAGTAGCGCAACCTCAATTGCAACTTATGGCTATAAAGCTGAAACTATTAATTCGTTTATTCATGATTCAGATAATGCTCAAGAAGTGGCCGATCGATACATTGCTCAAAGAGCTTTTCCTCAACCTGTTTTTGACACCATAACATTCCCATTGACAAACTCAGAAATTGATGATGCTGATCGAAATGCTTTATTGGGCATATTTATGGGGCAGCCAATTTACATTGCCAATTTGCCAACCCAAATTTCTGGGGGTCAATTTGAAGGCTATGTTGAGGGTTGGTCATGGAGCAGCAGCTACAATCAACTTTTATTGACAATCAACCTTTCACCGGTTGCCTTTAGCCAAGTGGCAATGCGATGGAATTCCGTTCCAATTACTGAGGCTTGGAACACTTTAGACAATACTTTGACATGGGAATACGCTACAATCGTAGCCTGACAATAGGAGAAAAATGGCAAATACTACCAATTATAGTTGGGAAACCCCTGACGATACCGACTTGGTTAAAGATGGCGCAGCTGCAATCCGCACGCTTGGATCTGCCATTGATACCACTACAAAAGCATTAAATCCATCAACAACACTTGGTGATATTGAATATCGATCATCAACTGCAAACACAAATACAAGATTGGCAATAGGAACGACTGGTCAAGTATTAACTGTTTCAGGTGGCGTGCCATCATGGGCTACTTCCTCAAGTGGTGCTTATACGCAATTAGCAACTGGCTCACTTAGCGGTGCATCAGTAAGCATTACATCAATCAGTAATTCTTATAGAAATTTACAATTAGTAGTTCAAAATTTTTTGCCTTCTACTCAAACAACTTTATTGTTGAGATATAATTCCGATAGTGGAACCAATTATTTAAATTATGATACAACTTTGGCAGGAAATAACACAGCCTACAATGAAACCATAAATCAAATTAGTGGCGATCAACATACTTCTGGAACAAATTTAACAATTGCAGATTTATATGACTATGCCAATACAACTACAAGAAAACTTTGCAAATCATTGTCAGTAACTCAAAATAATGGAACTCCAACTTTTAATGTGAGATCTATTAGAGGTAGTTGGAACGATACGAGCGCAATCAATAGTATTACAATTTATGTTGGATCTGGAACATTTTCATCAGGAACTTACTACTTATATGGGGTGAAATAATGACTAAAACAAAATTACAAATAACACTTCATGATTGTGAAAGTGGTGAAGTAATTACTCGTGATGCAACATCTGATGAAATTGCAGATATTGAAAATGTTTACGAAATTGCGGCAGCCAAAAAATCTGAAATTGAAGCAAAGAAAGCACAACGCCAAGCAATTCTTGAACGCCTTGGTTTAACTAACGATGAACTTAATTTGATTCTTGGCTAATGAAACCTTGGTTATCAAAATCTGCTGTTCAATTTAGAGAGCAAGTAGATGATTGCTTCCCCGACAGGGATCGCAAAAGTGATGGATGGATTGCTTCTTTGGCACATGTATCCAGAGCACCCAAATCTGACCATAACCCCGATCCCAAATCAGGGTGCGTTAGAGCATTGGACATTTCTAGTGGGCTATCTGACAACAAAGGGCTTTCAGCATATTTGGCAGATCAAATTAGATTGTTCGGGAAACATCATGGGCGCATCAGTTATGTAATCCATCAAGAAAAAATTGCATCACCGCTATTGGGTTGGCGTTGGAGAAAATACAAAGGCATCAATAAGCACAATCATCACATCCATATCAGCTTTAATAAAGACCAAGACAACAATTCGGATTTCTTTAACATCCCACTACTAGGAGGCAACGCATGAAACTAACCAACAAACATAAGGCTGCAATCAAGTCATATCTAAGAGCTGTGGCTGCATCAGGCATAACTGTTATTTTGGCGATTGTTGCTGACATTAGACCAGAACTTGCCATTCTTGCCGGTGCGTTAGTTGCACCAATTGCTAAGGCAATAGATCCAAAATCAGGGAGCGAAGTTGATTATGGACTTAATGCGAAATGAGCCCAAACGAATTAGTCGCCTTTGGCGTTGGCGTATCCGCAATCGCAACCAGTTTGTTGCTGGGTCTGCGCTGGGTTATTAAGTCTTACTTATCAGAACTCAAGCCAAACTCAGGTTCATCAATGAAGGATCAAATCTCAAGACTTGAACAGCGTGTCGATGACCTGTTTGTCTTAATCAGTAAGCGATAATTTTATTTATGGCGAACACACGAAAAACCAATAAACGGAAAAAGATCAATCGTCGAGTCGTTCGCCAATCTCCTGAGCCGTTATCTAAATTAGATCAGCACTATACAGCTTTACATGAATGCTATAAAGCAGCTAGAAAAGCAGGATTTACACCTGAGCACGCATTCTGGCTAATGACAGAACATAAGACTTTCCCTGATTGGATTGTAGGCGATGGTGGGATCATCCCATCCATAGATCCAACTGACGATGAGGATGACGATTAAGCGATACTTAGTAATAAGTGATTTGCAAATTCCATACCACCATGAAGCAGCTGTCAAGAATGTCATTAAACTGGCACGCCGTGAGAAGTTTGATAGCGTTCTATGCGTTGGCGATGAGATTGACTTTCAAACCATTTCTCGATGGGCTGAGAAAACACCTTTGGCTTATCAGCAGACCCTTGATGCTGACCGCAAGGCAACTCAAGATATTCTTTGGGCATTAACTGAAAATGCCAAGGAAGCCCATATTGTTAGATCAAATCACACAGATCGGCTTTACAACACACTTTTGAAAGTGCCGGGGCTGATTAGCCTTCCAGAATTGCAATACGCCAAGTTCATGGATTTTGACAGCTTAGGCATTACCTTTCACAAAACTTTTTATGAGTTTGAAAAAAATTGGATATTAGCCCACGGAGATGAAAGCAACTCAAATCCTAATGCCGGTTTAACTGCCCTAAATCTTGCCAAAAAGGTCGGTAAGAGCGTCGTTTGTGGGCATACCCATAAATTGGGTCTATCATCGTTTTCTGAGGGCTTAGGAGGGCAATACAGGACGATTTACGGTATAGAAACCGGAAACCTCATGAACAAAGCCAAGGCTTTTTACACCAAAGGCATCGCCAACTGGCAAATGGGCATAGTTATTTTCGAATGGAACGGCAAAAACATGACTCCTACGCTCATTCCGATCAATAAGGATGGCTCATTCACAGCTCTTGGAAGGTCGTATGGGGCTTGAAACCGACTATAGGGATCGTACGATTGATGATCACATCGATGAACTTGAGGAGATTGGCGTTATCTAATCGTTATAGAACACGCCGGAGATCAGGTAGATAAATAACTTGATTTAGGTCAAACTTTATGTATTCACAGATGGTCTGTGGATATGTAAGGGAGCGACATGAACAATTTGGAAGCTGCATGGATATTCTTCGGAACCATGTTTGCAATAATGTTTTACTTCTCATCAATCGGCAATGCTAAAGATACCGCCTATTGGAGAGGGCGTAAGGATGGCTTTGATATGCACCGCCGAATGATCGAAAACAAGCGCAAATCTGATGAAGTGTTTGATTATGAAAAGCACAACTGAGGCTTTGTTTGATGAAGTCATTACTACGCTGCAACAGCGCGGAAGTGTCTATGGTCATCCATTCTACAATCACAAACGAATCGCAGGCTTATGGTCTGCCTATCTCGATTTCCCTATCACACCACACCAAGCTGCATTATGTATGGCATTGGTCAAGGTTTCTAGGCTTACAGAAACACCAGATCATGAGGACAGTATCAAAGACTTCATCGCCTATGGTGCTGTCTATAAAACTGTGCTCGACGCAGTCAAAGATGAAAGTTGGGAGGACGAATAATGGCATTTAATCTTGAGGATTATGAGGATGTGGCAACGCTAAACAAATGGTTTATTGCCAATTATCCAATGGGTAGATCAGATATTTCAGTAATCAGTCATGATGCCGAAAAGGGTTATATCTTGGTGCAAGCAACGCTGTGGCGTGATGCTAAAGATTCATCCCCGGCTGTTTCAAACATAGCTTTTGGATCAAGGGAAACTTACATTCCTAACATGAAAAAGTTTTATGTTGAGGATACCGCCACCTCCTCGCTTGGGAGGGCAATAATCTTATTGAAGGGATCTGACAAAACTGCAACTAAAGATGACATGAGGAAGGTTGAAACCAATCCATCATTTAAAGATAAGTTGGAAAGCAGACAAAACATGTATGGCAAGCCCGGCACCAAATCAGCACAGATAGAAACAATCCTTCGAGATAGTTTTGCAGCTGATAAGAAGCCTGAGCCAGTTGCATGGTCAGTTGGTGATGTTGTAGCTGAGATTGGATCATCAACACCTAATGAGCCACCAGCATGCGAACATGGTCATATTTTGAAAGAAGGAATCTCTAAAGGAGGTAAGCCTTATTATGGTTATGTTTGCAAAGCCAAACAATGTGAAGCCAAGTGGGCAAAACTTACAGCTAACGGCAAATGGTATTTTGAAGGAGGTGAATAAATGGGTGAATTACAAATCATTGACGGCTCTGGCTTAACTGCTACCTTTACAGATGACGGAGTTAAAGTAGAGCCATCAACAATTACTTGCGATA